TGTAGTACCACTTTGACTATCAATAGTTAAGTCTGCACCATTTGTAGAGTCCATAGCCATTAAAGTTTGGTTATGTGCATATGGTATTGTAAATGTAGTTTTATCAGTTGTGCTGCTATAACTACCATTTAATACTGAAGTTTGCATATCAATACTTACTGGAAAAGATAAAGAACCAAAATTAGGATTTCTTAAATCTATTCTTAATAATTTTAAATTTCTTTTTTCATTTGCTAATATGTAAATATAACTATCGTAAGCTTCTGCTGAAATTATTTGCATATTATTAAATGTAAATTTGGACCAGGCTGATTGTACTTTTTTATCAGCGTCCCAAAAATATTTATAAACAAACATTGTGTTTGCATTTGTAGATGTAATATCTGAACTTGCTGTGTAAGGTGCATTATTACTTCCGTCTAACGTATCGTGACATAACACAACCATTGTATCTTCAATGTTGTTAGAAACAATTTTGTATGCGTTGTTAGGAATTAATGTGTTAACTCCAATTGTTATATCTAAACCATCGTTAGTTAGTGTATCATCATCTGCAAAATATTCTGTTATTGCAGTTTTATCATTTCTGTTTTGTGCAAAGTAAACAAATTTACCTGCCGCTTTAGGTTCAACTTTAGTGTCATGTGCAAACGTACTTGTTTTAGAAAGTACGGCTGTTGTTGGTGTAATACTATCACCAGAAGACTCTAATATGTATTGTGCTTCTGCTGAAAATAATAAAAGTTGTTCGTTAAAATCTATAGTGTTGTAAAGTTTGTTTACAGTTGTACCACTAGCTGCAATATCAATAGGGTCAGTATCTAATACATCTGTACCAGTTGTTACATAAAAATTATAATACTCACCATTTTCTGTCATAATTAAATTCTGGCCAGAAATAACTCCCAATCTGTTTTGGAAAAAAGTTAAATTAGATATTTTTTGTCCAACAAAACTTGGTGCAGGATTTGTTGTTTCATCACCTGCTACTCTGTTAGTGTAAGTTTGTTGTGCAAAAGTAAATGTACCATTATTATTGTTAACTAATGCGTGTGGCATTGTACTGTTGTCTAGTCCAAGTTTTACACCTGGTCCTACAGTTTCTTTCCAAACACCGTTAGCTACAAAATTTACATAGTAATCTGAAAGTGTATCACCTTCTTCACCAGTAATTTGAATAATCATTCCTGGTTTTGCGTAATAAGGTAAATCTGTAAAATCTTGTATAGCGTCTTTTATTGCATACATAGCTTGGTTACCAAAACCGTCTGTAGTTTCAATTCCAAAAGTACCACTACTAGCTGAAAGATAAATAGTGTTACCATAATGTATATTAGAAAACGTTCCTGTAATTCCAGAATAGTTTGCTAATCCTTGTGACGTACTTAATGTTGCGCCAGTGTCAGTTCTAATAGTTTTAAATCCTATTCCATCTGCACTACTAGACCAGTGTGAAGACGATGTTCCATATAATAATATATGTGCAATCTTTTCAGTGTCTCTAAATTTACCGTCTGTTGAAGCGTCATTACCAGTAGGCATTTGAAATTTAACTTCTATTGGATATGACCAAGTAGAATGATTTAATGTTACACTATATTGTCTACCGTATTGTGAACTTTTAACATAAATTAAACATTCTTGAATTTTTGCTGCTGTTGTACTAGAATTTTCTGTTACTGTTTTTTGTCCATTAGAGACAAAAGTGTAGTCTGCAATGTTTGTAAATTTTAAATCTTCTATAGCATTAGTAGTTGTTAAGTAAGAATTACCATTTGGAAAACTTACTGTCTTTTCATTACCTGCTAAATCAAAAACTTTAACACCTTGATTATAAAATATAGCAACATACTGATTACTACTATCTCTATTAATCCATTGCACTGCACAATTATTTGGCATTGCTTGTGATGATAATAAATTAGCAACAAACTGTGTTCCTGCTCTTTTAGATAATCCGTCTATAATGTTTGATTGAAAATTTACTTGGTCTTCAGCTTGAGATACATTTCTTTGAACTGCATTTTGCTGACTAATACCATTAATAAGATTTGGAATTGACTGCGATATAACTGCCATGGTCTAACTCCTTGATGAACGTTTGTTGCCACGATTAGTAATGTAATTCATGTTATATTCATCTTTAAGAATATTAGCGTCCATTGCTCTTGTGTCAGCTTGTTCAAACTGTACGTGTGCTTCTTGTTCATCTATGTTTGCTAATTTAACTAATTCACTTGCACCAATATATCGAGCTGCAAAACGTCTTGACGCTTTTACTACAATATATCTTCGTGCATATTCTGGAAGATGTTCAAATTGTTGTACTAAAACTTTATCTATTTGTGGGTCTTGGGTAAATACATCTGTATGATTTTTTAAGTCATATAAAAAACCGTTACGAATAGTGTATTGATATAAATATTGGTAAGGTCTAGAAGCTTCTGCTTGAACGCAGTTAGAGTCTAGAGGAACTTTGTTGTCTGAGTCCCTTGCTTGTGTAACTTCAAATTCTCTATTAAAAAACCATCCTTGTGACTGAACACTCATAGAAGTTTCATCTAAAATATTCTTAGCGACAGCTACGTCTGTTCCTATATTTCCTGTAATAGAACTGACTGGGGCTTCTCCGATAAAACTTAGCATAGTATTAATTGCTATAAGTTCCGTTGTCGCTGTAATTTGTGTTGTCATGATTTTCCTTTTTTAAATTAAAGTAGGGGAGTCAGTCTCCCTCATCCCCTACTCCTATATAGTATAAATAAGCCTAATGAATATTAAGCGTCTTTAATTCCTACTGCACTTTCTGGTCTAAGTACGCCATGACCCATAGCGTATTTTGCAACCATTAAAGTACCTTGTCTTCTAATGTCGTATTCCATTTCAGTAGCTAAATCCATTAACTTAACAGTTCCAACTGCTGTAGGGTGACAAACTAAACCTTCGTAGTTAGTCAAGTTTACTGCTTGAGGGTTTGAACCACCCTGAGTAGCAGAACCTTGGTCAACACCTGAGTTCACGTTTGAAGCAACAAAATGAGGAACAGCAATTAATCTGATACCTGCAATTTGTAATACCCTTCCTGAAGCAACACCACCGTTAGCACCACCACTGAAGTCAACATTGACTGCGTTAGTAGCGTTTGCTAATTTGTAGTACATTTCAGGTTTTAGGAAACATATTCTACCTTCAGACGGAACGTATTTGTCGTCTAAAGTTTTCGCAGCATCAAACAATGAATCAATAAATCCATTTGCAGATGTTGCTGCTGTTGCAGAAGCGATTGCAGTATTAGTTAATACTGTACCACCGTCTCCACCAGTAACAGAAGCCGAAGCTTGTGCAGCTTGACCAACTGTTTGTAGAACGTGTTTATCTTTTTGGAAAGCTAATGCTCTTCCAATTTCTGTGCTGTACGCTGAACGTACATCCCAGTGATTCTTAGCTTCTTCAATGTTTGAAAGAAAAGCTGAAGATATTAAAAGGTCATTAATTGTAATAACCTTTTCGTTGTGGTTTACATCAGACCCAAGTATTTCTGCACCTGGAGTATGGTAAGCCGCAACTGTTCTTCCCATTACTGGGAACGTTGCAGATTTACCGTTACTGATACTTCTAGTACTGTCAGCACCTTGTGTTTTACTCGCTCTGTCGAATGAAGTAATAACTTCACCGGCAAAAACTTTTAAAAACAATGCGTCTTCTGAACCAGAAGCGTTTACTCGTCCAATGGAAGCCGGAGTTGCGTTTGACATAATTGTCTCCTTTTTCTATTGTTATTGTTTAAAAAGCTTTCACAAATTTCAAGTATGTTTCACAAGATTGTCGTTCCTCGGAACGGTCAAGTTAATGGACTTTAACTTTGTGTTAGCAGTTGCTACCTAAATAGGTAACACAACTATGATTTGGCAGTTTTTGCAGCTCGTTTAAATTGTGCTGCTGTAGGTCTGCCTTTTGTACCTGCTGTTCGCATTTTTTCACCACTACCTGCTTTAATTCTAGCACGTTTTTTGTGAATGTTTGCGTAGAGTCCTGTCTTTGCCATGTTAATACCTCTTATTTTTTGGTTTCGGTTTTGGTCTTGGTTTCGGTTTCGGTTTTGGTTTGTACGGCATTTAGTATTTTCTCCAATTCTTCTAGTGAATGTTTTGCACAAGTTAATTTTTCAAAACGTTCATCTATTACTTTTAATAAATTATCATGGTCACCAATCCCTACTGGTTTTTGTAAATAAATATCTATAATAGATGTGTGTTCAGCTATACGTGCTTCGTATAGTTTTTTTAAAGCTAGTAACATTACAGTTCACTATTTTTTAATTTATTTTGAACGTCTGTTCTATAAGCATTATCCGAAGTATATCTTTCATCAGACATTGCTTGTGTAACTTCTGCCCAAGAACGATAACCAGGTGCATTACTTGTACTTGGTCTGTTTCCAGTTTGTAAATTAGGTTCAACACCTTCAGCATTTTTAAATCTAGCATTCAATCCTGCAATTGCTAATTTTGTTGCTTCAATGTCTTTACCATTTACTGTTGAGTTATAAGCATTTACTTCTGCTTCACTTAAATTGTTTGAAGCCCAAGACATCATATTGTTATAAGCGTCTGCGCCACCTACTTCTTGTTTAAGTGTGTTAGAAGTTTGTTGGGCAATAGCTTCTTGACCTTTAATAAAAGCGTCTACGTAATCTTTAGGTATTCCTGCTTTTTCTAAAGCGTCATAAGATTTGTCAGCTAACTGTCCACCTTCGTTGTATTCTTGTTGAAGAGAAGACATATCTAACCCTGCATTTTCTACAGCTTTTTCTGCTTTATCAATTGATAAATCAGCGTCATCTTTTTTGACTTCTTCTTTGTTAGGTTCTGAGTCTTTATTATTATTATTTTCAGACTGTCCTAATTTGTTTTCAAGTTCACCATAGGCTTTGGCCATGTCTTCAGCGTTCTTAAATTTTTCTGGTAACCATTCAGGTCTACTTTCATTCTCAAAAGTTTTATCTTGAGCCGAGTCTGTTGGTTGTTCAGAAGTTGTTTCAGCTTCTTTTATTTCTACTTTTTCTACCATTTGTTATTATCCTCTTGGTTTTGTAACGTTGTCTGCAACTTTAGGTGCAACTGCTTGTGCAGTGTCCATCATTTGTTGTTGTTGTTGCATTTGCATTTGTTGTTCTTGTTCTGCTTGTAATTGTTCAGGGGACTTAATTAAGTTCTCAGTTTCAATTCCATGTCCTGTTGCAAGTCTTTCAATTAAATCACCTATGTTTAATAATTGAACTGCTTGAGGATTCATTTGTGCTAACTGTCCTATCTCTCCTACAAACTCTCTTAGTTTCTGTAAGTCATTTCCTCTACCTAGTGCTTCAACACCAGTAATAATAGTTGGTCTTACAGAACCTTTTGGAAGTTTTGGTATTTCGTTTTTACTTCCCATTCTTGTCATAAGAAGAGAGACTAAAGGTAATTGTAATTCTTGTGATAATAAAGAATAAATTCCACCCATAGCAGTCTCAAGTTCATTAGCCATATATCTAATTTCTTGAGCCGTAACTCTTTCTGCTTGACGTTGAATTGCTGTGTTAAGTAGGAATGCGTATGCTAATCTTTCTTCAAGTCTGCTAATTGCTTTCTCTACTGTTTGTAAATCATAAAATTTCTCTGCTTGTAATACTGATACATCGTCTCTGTTTCCAGAAATAATGTCACCGTTTCTAGATTTTGCAATATCCATTTTCTTTGTAGTCGAATTAGGTTTTACTAAGAAAACCATTTTAGCTGACGCAGCGGCACTTTCTACAAGCGCTTGTGATAATCCTTCTAAAGATTTTAAATCACCAATTACTTCGTCTACAAAACTTCTTCCATAACTTTCTGAGTCAACTCTAATCATTCTTAAAGCTAACCATGGAAGTTGGTCTACGTTATGTTCACCAACTGAAGTAGGTATTTTTATTCCTTTTACT